ATCTGGTTGTCTGAAATCCCCGGTTGGAGCGTCAGCAGGTGCTTTTCGTCAATCCGTTCAGCTTCGGCTAGAACTTGGCGCCATCTGTCCTTCAGTGTCGACTTGACGCCCAACATGGCAAGAAGGCTAGGATCGAACGCCTGATCGTGGTATTCTACAGATCCAGGAAACAGAAAGTCCGGCTTCGACTTGCCTTCCGTCTGTGCTCCGCGCTCGTAGCGCAGCCCCCAAGCGCTTACCGCCGCTTCGACGTGGTTCTCGAGCGACAGCCCCATGCGCGATTTCCGCCGGTTCAGCACCGAAAGCGCGGTGGACACGAAGCCGTCCACGTCCGGCTCGCCATCCTCTAGGAAACCGGCGCGTATCCGCGTGCCGAGATAGGCACGCTCGAGGCGGCGAAACAGCGCCTCTTCGAATTCTAGCCAAGCAAGCAGAGCGGCGTCCGGATCATCCCGAGGGTCCGGTGCTTCGGCATTGCTGCGGGCCATTTCCGATACGAACCTCGTCGTAGGGAACTCAAAATGCCCGTTGCCGACGATACCGGCCACCAGCTCGTCGATACGGTTTTCCTCTGGTTCTTCAGTCTCGATGCCGAGTTCGTCGAGGATGAAACGGGCGGCAAAATCCAGTTCCCGGTCACCCCCCTCAATATCCTCGAACAGAAACCTCTGCCCGACATCATCGCCAACTCCGAAGAGCCATAGGAGGCCACGCTCGATCGAGGACTCGGCAGGTGCGACGACAACAAGAAGCGAACCTCCAGGGCGTCTGGCAATGAGCAGAATGTCGCCTTCAGATGCCAGATCCATGACGTCGTTGGAGGGAAAATACAGGCGCCACTCCGAGCGTTTTGGATGCCGCTCGCGCGCATCATACCAAGTCAGGAAGCCGTCGGCCGACATTCCCTCGTTTTCACCGCCCAGCCAGATGAACCTGGCAGGCATCCGCTCAATCCGCTCCGCACCCAGCAACTGCTTCAACGCCTTTGTTCCGTTGAACTCATGCTGGTTAGATGTCACTGGCTCCGCCTCGACCGCCGCTAGCCGCTTGGCAACGACGCCGGTGAAAAGATGTGACAGGTGCTCCCTGCGCATGCCCATGCAACCGCCTACTCGGCCGCGATGGCAATTTCGTCCTCGGTGTCAGCCGTCACCGTCCTGATAGTCGGCGCCATGTGGCGGGCGACAGCCTCGACTACCGGGACCACGACGGCATTGCCGAACTGCTTGTAGGCCTGGGTGTCCGACACTGGAATGACGAAATCAGCGCGGCCGGGCTTTTCGAATCCCATCAGTCGTGCACACTCACGGGGTGTCAGACGACGTGGATTGCGGCCTTTTCCGCGGGAAACGAGGATCTCCGAACCATCCTTGTAGTAACGAGCGGATAGCGTGCGCGCTACATCATCCGGTTCTACCAGTCCAAAACCGAAACCGTTGCCCTTGCGTCGGTGCTTCTCGGCATAGTCCTGCAGATATTTCCACAGCTTGTCCGAGAGAGTGTATTTCTCAAGAACCTTGCCGTTGTCATCAAGGAACGCAGGGTCGGCCGGTTCAGTTCCATCCTCTGGATGCAGGATGGTGCGCAGTTTCGGCCCGGTCGCAGGATCCGGAAGGTCCAGCGTTGAAAGATCGATTGGACTCTCCAAGTCGCCGCGCACACCCACGATGAAAATGCGTTCACGATGTTGCGGAATCAGGCTCTTGGCGTCGATCACTCGGCAGGAAACATCATAGCCAAGTTCTTCCTCGAGCGTTCGCTTGATCACTTGGAAAGTCCGCCCCTTGTCGTGACTGGTAAGGTTCTTAACGTTCTCAAGCAGAAACACGGACGGCCGGTGGTGCGCGATGATGCGCGCCACGTCGAAGAACAGCGTTCCTTGAGTGTCGCAGGAAAAACCATGCGCGCGGCCAAGCGCGTTTTTCTTGCTCACACCGGCAATCGAGAACGGCTGGCAGGGAAAACCCGCCACCAGAACGTCGTGCGGCGGAATATCTGAGGCATCAACCTCGGTAATGTCGCCCGCGAAAACGTGGTCAGGGCCGTCATGGAAGTTCGCCAGGTAGGTCGCCTGCGCATACTTGTTCCACTCTGATGTGAACACGCAGCGCCCGCCGATGGCCTCGAAACCGAGGCGAATTCCGCCAATACCCGCGAACAGATCTATGAATCTGAACCCCGAAACTTTCCGGCGCGCGTGCCCAGCGATTTTTTCAAGTGTCGAAACAGCTTCGGTCGGTGCTTTGACCTCCCCGTGCTCCCACCGGTAGGCCGTGCTGATGGCACACCCGACCGTATCGGCTGCCTCTTGAACGCTCAAACCAGCACGCTGCCGGAGTTCCGAAAATGTGGACATGTTGTCGCCTCCGCTGGGACATTTTTTTCGACCATCTCATGAAAACGAAACCAGAACAAGGTTAAAATGCGACTGACAGAAATGTCACGTTGAACTTGGGATCCCAAGCGGAAACACTTCTCACCCACAGGCGCGCAGCTGTTCGCGCAGGACGGCGTAATCCCGCAGGAGTTCCTCGATTGCCGAGTCAGGCGGAAGCATGGCGAGTTCGTCGGCGGCCTGGGCGCGCAGGTCTGCGCCGTAAGCGGGCAGCGGCGGGCAGACGCCTGTCACCCGCTCAGAAGTCACCGTCGCGCAGGCGGCGAGCAAGCTCGTCGCGAGAACGGGGCCGACGAGACGCGGCCTCGGCCATGCGGCGCTGAATGTCATTGGCTTTCTCCAGGTGATCGAGGCGCTCGGCCAGACGACCGGCGCGCTCGGCGGTTCGGCGGAACGAGAGGATGAACAGGGCGATGGTGAGCGCGAGTGCCGCCCACAGGGCGAGCGTGCGCAGCGTTCGGCTGCCGGCTATGACGCCCAGGAACTGCGCGATCACCGCCGCCCCCGCCGCCAGTCGTCCCAGCGGGCGTAGATCGTCAGCGCGACACCGGCGAGCGCAGCGGCGATGAAAGCCCAGCGCAGGGTGTCGAGATATGGGATCAGCGGCTGCAGGCTGGATTGGGCGTCCTGCAGCGACTGCTGCGCCATCTCGACGCCTGCGGCGCCCACGGTGCTGGCCCCGGCCACACCGCCGCCCTTCATTGTGCGACTATCGGCGAGCGTTTCGCGCAGTCGCGGCGGTTCCTCGGCGAAGCGGCCCTCGCGGTGTGGGAATGGATCGCCCCAGCGGCGCGGCCGCCCGGTGTCGATGTGCATGAAGTTCTGGCGCGGATATGTGCCGAAGCCGGTGAAGCCAGCGTTGCGGGCGGCGGTCTCGAAATCCACTGGGTCGTGATTGGCCATCGACACGTCGAAGGCCGCGCCCTGCAGGTGCATCGACTTCGGCACACCACCGACCTTCTTGTTGTAGCTCGGGCTGCGATATGCCGAATGCACGATCATCGGCTTGCCCAGCGTCTCGCGCAGCTTCTGCAGCCGATCGAGTGCGGGCGCATTGACCAGCAGCGTGCCGTCACCACGGCAGGCGATCTCCTGGGGAGTGAAGTTCTTCCAGCGCCAGAATCCATCCGGCACGTCGCGCCAGTTGGCGAAATATGTGGTCGTCATGATCTGTCTCCTTGAAACAAAAAAGCCCGCCGTGTGGCTGGCCTTTCCGTGGTTTGCGGGCGCTCAGCCGAAAAACTTCATCCGCACCGCCACGCCTGCCATCAGCGCCAGCAACAGTGCTGTTACGATGAGTCTAATGAAAGTCTGGAAAGCAGTGCGCCTTGCATCCCTGATTGCCGCAAGCAGGGTGCGCAGATCGCGGATGTCCACAGCCGCGTCATTGCCGTCGAGGCCGACGTCTGCCAGTGCGCGCCGCGCGCCCTGCTCTGCGGCACGGGACAGTATTTCCTCGAACTCGGCCTCCGGCATACGCACGAATTCGTCGGATTTCCGCCCCTTCATGTCATCCTCCACAAATGGAAGAACCACCACTTTTGATGTTGCTGGCGTTCCCATAGGATGCTCCTTTGTCGCTGCGTCATTTCGGTTTCCTTGTCGTCGGTATTGTTTTGTAATCATGCCGGTGGCGCGAACGTTAGAGCATAGATGGAGATCGACACTGCACCGCTGATGAAGTTCCCCTGGTTACCTGCAAGAACAACTGGTGTATCCGCATAAAATGCCTGTGGACCGATCACACCTATGTTGCTGCTGCCAGCATTAAGATCCATATATGAACCAAACTTCCCAAGAGCACCGGAAACACCGCAATGGAAGTTTGCTGGTCCTGTTATTGTTGTTACAACCCTTGATGAAACACCAAGGCAGATCGAGCGGTTTGGTATAACGACAGTTGAGTTAACCGTGGCTCCTGACAGGCCGGACAGCGTTTCCTCGATCACCTGCAGCGAGATTGCGCCGCCCAACGCGCCGCGCGCCAGCTCGACGTTCTGGGACTTGATCAGCACGTCGGCGGACCACGTTGCGCCTGAGCGGACCAGGAGCAGGCTTTCGTCCTCCACCCACACCAGCCAGCCGTTCTTCGGCGGAAGGCGCACCCAGGCCCCGCCGGTAAACAGCACCACGTCGTCATCCAATCCGGCCCATGCACCTGTGGCACCGGTAGCGACGATGTAGCGGTCGCCATTGACCGGGCTGGCTGGGGGCGCAGTCAGATGCCGGTCCTTGACCGACAGTTGGACGAGTCCATCGAGGCGTGAAAGTGACTCGTTGACTGTAACATGCTTCTGCGCTTGTGCGGCAGCTAGGAGCGGCAGGGCGAGGTTCGGGCTTGTCATAGTGCCTCCGTGATGGTGATGGTGGTTGCAAGCGGCACGCCACGGCCCAGTGCGCCAATCTGATAGATGCGGACGGACAGGCTGGCGACCGGCCCGCCGAAATCGGCGGTCTGCATGGCGGCGGTGTAAAGCGCGGTCGGGGTCGCAACCGTCAAGATTCGCTTGACCGTTGCCCCGGACAGGATTTCGAGCTCGTAGCTTTCGGATGCCTCGGACATGGGAACGTCTGTCAGCACCCAGCTGTCGGCGGAAAGCGATCGGTCGCGCCGTATCCAGCGCAGATCGAGATCGCCGCCCGCAATCCTCCGCATTCTGGCCTGGGCTGGGGCAAATGGTTTCAGGCCGCGTCCGTTCGGCGTGAAGGTGAGCGCCTGCATGATGACGTCGGAGGGCGCGGCATTGCCAGGACCGACGCGCCAGTTCCATGGCATTCCAAGATCGGACTCCGTGATGGAGATCGGCACGGTGGCAGCATCCAGCACGACCACACGCGCGCCGGTAGGCGTAGGGTTGCCGATGGCATCCTCGGTGCCGCGTTGCCCGCGCAGCAGGTGGGTGAGGCGGTAGCGCCCTGTCGCCACCAGCGATGCCGTGCCCGCCTGCACGATCTCCCAGACGCCGGGCGCGCTTTCCACGGCCAGCGCATTGGCCCCAGCGAGCAGCTCGTCGTCGGTGACGCTGGTGAGTGTGCCGGAACTGATGTCGATCAGAAGCTGGCTGCCATTGTCCAAAATATCGGTCGGCCCGGCGGTGAAATCGGCGGCAAGCCGCCCCATGCGCGCCGCCTGGCCCAGCGCGTCGAGCAGTTGGAACCCGGAATTGCTGGCGCTGCGCCAGACAGCTGCCGTTCCATACCATGGATTTGCAAATACAGCTGCATATGGGCGATGCGTCGGCACTGTGTCGGCCAACTGCGGCAGGTCCATCATCACCACGTCGGCAGGACCGAACACCGCCGGTGCGTACAAATGTGTAGCTCGAACCTTGCCGGGTGGCATATCATAGATATCCGGATCGGATCGTGTTGCCTCGATCGTCCGTTGACCTGCATCGCCGATGCGCGCGATACGGTAGTCCACCTTTCGCCCGTCATGGTCGAGCGCGATAACGTCGCCAGGATCGAGCGCGATGTGGGAGGGCGGCAGCTTGGCTGTGAGCGTCTCCCGACCGGCCCAGGCTTCCAGCAATGCCCGGCGGCAGCTGCGATCCGCTTCCTCAAGCGATACCGCCAGCGGGAATTCGGTGGATGCTACGCCGTTTGCCACAACATCGACGCGGCGGGCCTCGACCGTGACCGCATCGTATTCTTCGTCTGCACGAACCAGCTTCCATTTCAACGCCTTGGGCAGCTCTGTCTCCTGACCGCGCACAAGTTCCATGCTCTCACCATTCGAGCCGACCATATCGTCGGGGCGGATGGTGGCAGCAGGCACACGACCGCGCGTTCGGAACACGATCTTGCCACCACTCTCAACGGCATCGAAGCCGAAGTGCTGCGCCAGAACCGAAATTGACGTGCGAGGGCTTTCCACTGCAGTCACGGTGAAACCTGTCACGATTTCGGATATTTCGGAGACGTCCACCAAGGTATCGGACAGCCCGGCCGCGCGGCAGAGATCGCGCACCAGCGCGCCCAGCGGTACCTGCCCAAGTCGCCCGCTAATCCAGTGTCCAAGCCTCCAGTTTGATGTATCTGACCATACATCTTCTCTGGATGGGAAGTCAGGATATGGCCGCGCATCAAACGTCCACACGGTTGCGTTTTTAACATCAATCATTGGGCCAAAATACATAGTGGACATTGGATTGTTTGTTGGATCAATCCAGTATCCAAGCATCGCCTCGATATAGCACCGCTGGATGGCTTCATCCTGCCAGCCACGCGAAAAGTGCGGCAAAGCGCTTTCGGCCGACTTCTGATCATAGAACACATTTGGCTGATTTGTTCCGCGATCGACCGCTGGACAGCCTATCTCCGTGAAACGAATAGGTTTTGATAGCGGCATCCAGTCTGTTGGTGTTGTGTTTTCCACCCCGCCAATCCTGTCGTAATGTCTGTTTCCCCACCACGCGTGGATATCCTTGGGCCTAAATACCCATGGCTTGTTGTATGAAGCGTCGGTAATTGGAGTGCGGATTTGGGCGTCTCTGTCTGAATCAGAGGCATAGAACCAGTCGAACCACTCGCCGCCCTCTATATTGGCCTTGAGATAGTCAAGATCACGGATAGATGACCATCCGGCCTGCGCGTCCATGTGGTCTGTGCCGTCGCGCCAGTCGGAAAGCGGCAGGTAATTGTCGATGCCGATGAAGTCTATGGCCGGATCAGCCCAGAGCGGGTCGAGATGGAACAATGCATCTCCAGATCCGTCCTGCGGCTGGTGACCGAAATACTCGCTCCAGTCGGCGGCATAGCTGATCTTCGTGCCGACCCCGAGGATCGTGCGCACGTCGGCTGCCAGCTGCCTCAGTGCCGCCACCGCCGGAAACCCAGTGGCGCTGTCCCGGATCGTGGTCAGCCCCCGCAGTTCCGAACCGATCAGGAAGGCATCGACGCCGCCCGCTGCCTTGCAGATGTGGGCGTAGTGCAGGATCATCCGCCGATAGCCCCAGTCGGCGCCCCCGGCCCAGGTAACGTTTTCGCCCGAGACGGTAAAATCCGAGATCTGCGCATTCCCGAAGAATGCATTGACCTGTCCGGTCGCGGCTGCAGTCTTGTCCACGGTGCCGGTGTAGCCGGCGGCCGGCGTACAGGTGATGCGCCCGCGCCATGGGTGCGCGCTCTGCGCGATGCCAACAGCGTTGTCGGAATATGGGTTCGGCAGGGTGTTTCCGGATGGAATGTCCATCATCAGGAAGGGATAGAAAGTGACACGATAGCCACGCGCCTTCATCTCCTTGATCGCCTGCACCACAGAGAAGTCTGCTGGCGTGCCGCCATAGTTCACCTTTCCATTTACATCTGTGCTGATCAGATGCGCGCCAGACCTGTTCACACCGTTCACGTCCCATGTTTTCGGCGTTGTTATTTTTGTTGCTGTCTCGACGCCAGGCTTCAGCTGGCAGTTGCCCGCGCGAAGATCGAGGCCGAACCAGCTGACCACAAGCGAGACGTTCTGCACGGCTGGCGCTGCTGATTTCAGGTTGTCGAGCGCCGCCAGGATGTCAGGCTTTACTGTGGCGTTGTTCACATTTTCAGAGGTCGTGTTGCCACTGGTGCCGCGCGAGATCGGCTCTGTTGCATAAACGAACTCGCCGGAGCCGGGTATCATAGTAACCGATTTCACCAACCCTTCAGCGGTTGCGGTCTCCACAAGCGGGCGGAACACCTCGAAGGACAGTTGCGGGATGCGATTGCCGAATTGTTCCAGCGGCAGTTCCTCGAACATCACATAGGCCGTGCCACGATAGGCAGGGGCATTGCCGGTTCCCATTTTGGCCTCAATGAACGGGTCCGGTTGTTGGGTCTTGTCGCCGGTGTAAATCCGCCATGTGACGCCGGAGAGATCGAGCGGTTTGCCATCGGCCCAGATGCGCCCGATGCCGGAAATCGGCCCTTCGCACAGGGCCACCGCGAAAGACGCGGAATAAAGATAGGCCGTGGTCGTCACCTTCGGCCCGCCGCCCTTGCCGCCGCCCTGCGTGGTTGTGTTCACGGTTTCGGTAAAATCCGTGGCCCAGATGATGTTGCCACCGAGTCGCATCCGACCCCAGACACGCGGGATCACCGCACCATCGGTTGATGTGGTCACAGCGAGGTTCTCAAGCCGCGCCCCATCGATGCGCTGCCCCGGCGCGAGCGATGAGACGATCCAGCTGTCCACCAGCGAACCAGCCATAGAACCGATGGCCCCGCCGATGGTGGCGGCGGATACGCCGAGAACTGCTCCACCAATAGAGGCCCCGATTGCCTGACCGGCTGCTGCAAGTACTATAGACGCCATAGATCAGACCTTTTTTCGTTTTGGCACAGGGAACCGGAAGGCGAAGGCAATGCGGCGCGCCCAGGCCTCGGTCAGCGGTTCCTCGACCACGCCAGTGCGCTCGTAGGCGTGAATGAAACGGTGAATATTTTGTCGTCCATTCGTGAGAATCCCGACATGTTTGGCAATCGCGCGCGTGTGCATTCGAAACAGCACCACGTCGCCTGTGCTGGCATCTGCTGGTGCAATTTCGATCATCGCCTCCCGAGCGGCCTCGGCCAGAACCTCGACCGGCCCAGCCTCGCCCCAGTCGCGCGAATATGGCGGCACCTGCATGGGCTCTGGGCCGATCACTTCGCGCCAAACCCCGCGCAGAAGCCCGAGACAGTCGCAGCCAACTCCCTTGACTGACGCCTGATCATGGTAAGGCGTTCCGACCCAACTTCGCGCCGACTTTACAACGCGTGCAGGCATGATTCTCGAGGCACTCACAGCACATCCCCAGTGTTCGGATCACTGCTCGTCGCGTAACGTATAACTACGTCCTGCCCCGGAATGTGCGGAAAGCCCCTGAAATTGATTGCGTTGTCGAACTTCGTCTTGCAGGTCTCGAAGGACTTGTCGCAGCCGGCGAATATGTCGAAGGCATCGCCTGTTCCGAGCGGACGCACCGGGATCTCCATCAAAGTGATAGTGACGGTGGCGCTCGCGAGCGCGTGAGCCATGATTTCAGCTTTGCGACCAGCATTGGCACCGCTGGTCCAAGTGAGTGTGCCCAGCGCAAACCAGCCATCGGCGAAACCAGTGAGTCCGGACGCTGAGAACGCGCGCGCGCCCGAAACCGTCACCACCGAACCGTTGCCCTTGTTGGCTGGATCGTCAAGGTTCACACCGCAGCTGGTATCGCCGATGGTGGCATCGCAGTTTGCCTGATACGTCCGCCCGACGCTCTGATTCAGGACATGGGAGAGCGAGCGCATCTCGGCCACGAATTGCACCCGCCCGCGCCGCACCTGTCCGATGGCACCACGGCGCATCAGCACGCGCTGGCTGGTGTCAACCCAGTTAACGCGCCAGATTTCCACGGCGGCATTGTCCCATCGCCCGTCGAGAATATCGGTTTCGGTGATGGTGGTAGATGTCAGCACCCCTTCAGCGTCCTGCGCATCAACGGATAGATCGTTTCCGGCGCGGATTTCTGATGCTGTTAAACCTGATTCCGGTTCGAATGTCGTGCCGTCAAACACCAGTGGCATGTCGTGATCTGTGAAGCCGAACACTTGACCGTCTGATCTGGTCAGCCTCCAGCACCATGACATGGTTGTTGTTCCTGTATCTAGATGCTCTTGCAGGCCTTTCGGAAGTTCTTTCATCTCCGAACCTCAATCATGGGTATGGATGTAATGGATCCGAGGCGTTCGATGTCCATGGTTACGTCAAGCTGGTCTGTGTCAAAACGCACTGGAACATCGAACTCGAATCCAGCAGTGACAAGAGCACCATTTGAAGGTGCTGTGCTGAATGTAATCACCCCTGTCGTCTCATCAACAGACCACCCAGTCGTTAGTGGCGCACTAGCCAGTCCAACTTTGACCGTTCCTGATACTGGCTTCGTAATTATTCTGGTCCAGCTGTTGGAACCAGATGTGTATTTTTTAACCAACTGAAATGACTTTGTGACTCCATCTCCTGTCCCGATAATCTGATCGGTCTCACCGACAGGCTTTGATGGCAAGTATGATTTATAATCCGCCCAATCCTTCCAGCGAAACCCGTATAGCCGCCCGTTGCGGGCCTCGAAGAATGCCACCACGGTGGCCAGATCGTCGGCGCGGCGAATGCCGTATGCAGCATCATAACGGCGGCGAGAATTAGCCCAGCTGGCATTCCTCTCCTCGTCACCAGAGGCCAGCTCGACAATCTGCGTGCGCCGCTCTGGTCCGCCCCGCGCACCACGGCTGATGTTATCCGGAAAGCGGATTTCGTGAAAAGCCATCTACATGCCCCTCCGCCCCATGGCGACAGCACGGGCAATATCGGCGGCGACCTGAGCGCGGGATTGCCGGAAGCTCTCGGCATCACGGGTCTGAATGGTGATGTTGACGGGTGCGGATCCAACGGCGCCATTCGCTACTTCGCGGCGTGACAAAACACGCTCGCCGCGTTGCAGGATCGCCGGCACCTCGTCTGGTCTCAACCCGGCCCAACCGCCGGAATGCATGCGCGGCGCACCTGCGAATGCAATTGCCGGCACAGCCCGTGTCTGCCCACCAGATCCAACCATGCCGCCAGAGTGGAAAATCTTAGCCAGCCAACCTCCACCTCCAAAAGACCCGGATAGTGCTTGTGCGAGCGGCCCAAGCAGGTATTTACGTGCTGATAGTTGTGCAAAATCTGCCAATATGGATGTCACCAGAGATTTGAATTCCAGCTTCCCATTCCGGACAAAATCCCCGATGGCGCTCTCGGCGCTATTGAAAGCACCAACCAGACTGTCGCCGAGACCCTTGCCAAGGTCAGAAGCCTTCTTGATATAGGCATCCAAAGTTTCCTTGGCCGCGTCCAGACCTGTGGACTGTTCCTTGATTGCTCTAGTCGTGGCCCGAACACCACCAGCAGCTGAACGTTGTGCTTGGTTCCATGCTGCCAGTGCCTGCTGGTTTCTGGCCACTGCTTCGGCATTGGCCACATAGGCTTCGCGCTGACGGCGCAACCCTTCCTGCAGTATCGGATCGGCACCGGACACGTCTCCAACACTGGCATCGAACCGCGCGCCCGCCAGCGCCGATGCCTGACCGATTGGATCATCCTTGAACTTCAGGCGGATTTCGCTCTGGCGCAGGGACGTGAGGCTTTGCGCCACCAGCGACATGGCGTTGCCTGCGGCTCGTGCCAGTTCGTCGGCCAGCATGGTCGCCTGCGCCGCAGCACCGCCTACCGAGCCCGATGCGTCATCCATGGTAGATCGGAACCGGATCGTGGCCAGCGCGGCGTCGGTGAGTTGCTTCAGCATGGTGCGCTGCTCGGCGGTCATGTTCTCGACGCCGCCCAGCGCAGCGGTATAGGACTCGCGCAGACGCTCGAGCGCCACTGCCTTGTCCTCGATGCCCTTGGCGTCCCGCAGGTCGGCCATGGCGCCGGCCAGGGCAACGGCATCCTTCATGGTAATGCCCAGCGCCTCGCGCAACTCGTAGACCGGGCCGGTCAGATCGCCCATCGAGATCAGGCTGTTCTGCAGCTCGGAAATCCGGCCCATGATTTCGAGGTTGCGACTGGCATTGTTGCCAACGTCCAATCCATCGCTTGCCAGTTGCCGCTGTTCCTGACGCAGTTGCTCGATTTCCGCGTTGACCATGCCGACTTCACCAGCCGCCTTTTCGAATTCGCTGCGGGTTAGGCTGCCGATCTCGCCCAGCGCATCGCGGGCGGCGGTCAAGCCGACGGCGATCTGGTCGAGCGCCTCGAGCTTGGCCAGATCGCGCTGCACCACCAGAAGCGATCTGGCTTCGCCGGCCAACTGACCGTATTTCTTGACGAGATCGCCGGTCGGGGCGTTCGCCGCGCGGGCGCTCGAGGCGTATGCGGAAACGGCGGTTTCCAACTTCTTGACGCTGTCAGCTAACTTGCCGCTGGTATCCCAGGCTTTAATCATGTCAACGATGAACGGCCCGAGAACGCCTGCAACGATGCCGATGGCGATTCCGAGGCCACCGAAGCCCAGCAGCAGGTCTGGCATCTGGATCGTCAGCGCCCGGAAGTAATCGCCCGTTACCGCGCCTTGCTGGGCCACCTGGTTGAGCTGCATGCCCATGTTGCGCATCGCAAATCTCGTCCCGCGAGATGTGTTCCCCAATCGACCGAGGCGCCTGTTCAGGCCGTCTACTTCGCGACCGACCATGGAAAATGAACGTTTCCCATCATCGCCGATTCCGCGAAATTCGGCGCGCACCTGCTTGCCTCCAGTCGCGGCGATTCGAACGCTGACGCGCTTTTCAGCCATTGATCATTCCTCGCTCTTTTCATTCATAGCCCGCACCATCACCGCCTCGATCGGGGGCAGCAGGTGGCCGACCGACGCGGGATCGACGCCCAGCGCCCCGGCCAGAGCCAGCGCCGCGCCCATGTCCAAGCCGATGATGCCGCCGGCGGGCGCCATGCGCAGCTGCCCACCGAGACGTCCCACCAGGTCCCAGACTTGGCATCCTTCAATGGTTTGTGGTGCATTCAGACGTCGTGGGCATTCTTCACAGAAGCCTTCGCAACTTTCACAGTAGTCGCCGCCCCCGCAGAACTCCCATTCTGCAAGGGCGGTGAGGCGTTTTTTTCCGATTCCAACGTGTGCAAAGGTGCCAGATATAGCGCCCTGAATGCTAGGTAGACCCATGGGACGTCCATCAGCGCGTCGATCAGTGCAGGTGCGGGTGTCTCCAGCACCTCGCCGTCGGCATCACCAACGCCTTCCCATTCGATGATCACGCGCCGCGCCCAGGCTTTCGCCTCGAGCACGCCCGCATCGATATCGGCATCTTCCTCGAACGCGCCGGCTTCGGCCATTTCCTGCCACACCTGCGCCGCGATGGAGCTCAGCGGCGGGTGCACCTTGACACGCACGCCACGCCCGATGTCGAGCCATTTCGGCTCGCTTGAAAGGTTCAATCTGATCATCAGTAACTTGCCACCGTGTTCTTGAGTTCAACTGTGCACATCTGACCTGCCACGCTGTCGAATGCCGCCTGCCAGTCGAAGCTGGCCTGCACACCCTGCGGCCCCTGGATTTCCACTTTAGGGCGCGGCAGGTAAACCTTGTGCGCCGTCAGCTTCAGGCTGACGGTGCTCGAGATGGTCCAATCGAACACCAAGGATGCGGAGCCGCCAGCAATCGCCTGGTCCATCAGCACGGTGTCGGCGAAACGCACGTCGATCCGACCGGTGAGCTCGGACATCGACGGATCGGCCCCGTCGATCTTGCCGTCGGAGCGGATCGTCTCGATGCGGTCGAGGTTGTTTTTGTAGCTCACGTCCGCCGACACGATGTTGCCGAGGCTGCTGCCGTTTCGCAGGATCGAGCCGTTGAAATGGCCGAAGCGCTGCAGATTCCAGGCGGTCGGTGTGCCCGCTGCCGTGGTGGTGGCGACATTCTCGCCCTGGGCCACCATGCTGGCCGTGGCGGTCAGCAGGCCGCGCCGTTCCATGGTCCAGCGCAACTCGTCCATGACGCAGCCGGTATACATCGCAAAACGCGGGATCTCTGGTAGGGCGACCTCGATGGCCATGCTCGGCAGGCTCCACGATCCGCTCTTGAAGGTGTGGGTCTTGTTGGTGGTGCCGGTGGTGGTCGGCGCGCCGAAGGCCGCCTTCAGCCAGAATCCGATGGCCTCGGCGTCGATGGGAATCTCGATATCGCCGTCCGCCGTCACCGCGTCCTTGACCGGCGCCAGCGGGTCGCGGCCGTATCCGAGCAGTTCGGAGTTCAGGAGCGGCTGTTCGGCCCCCAGCGAAGAGCGGGCAAACGGCATCTGGAAGAAGCCGCTTGCCGGGGCGATGCCATAGGTCGTCTCGAACGCGGCCGCAAGTTGCGACCGCGCGCCTTGTGCGCGTGCCATGTGTCAGTCCTTTCGTTGTGTTTCAGCCGAGCGGGTCGCTCGTCGTGTAGTGCAGCGTCACCGCGATAACCGCGGCCTTGAGTGCCTGCGCGCCCTCGATCGGCAGATCGGCAGGTTGCGGCGCGTCCGGCTCCGACCAATCGCACAGGCCGCCCAGCGTGCGGTCGGCGGCAAGAGCCGTGCCGATGGCGGCGGCGAGCGCATCGAAGGCGGCATCGCGTGCAGACGGAGTTTTCCCCTGCACGATCACCTCGACCTCGGCGCGGTGCTGCCAGTGGTATCGCAGGGGCGAGAGTGTGACTTCCGGCTCGCCCGGTTCGCCGTCGCGCAGGATCACGAGGCCACCGGATGGAATCCGCTCTGGCAGCACGTCGCTGCGCAGCACCTTTGCGCCGGACACCCCCTGCAACACGCCGAACAGCGCCTGTAGAACGTTCTCACGGGTGGTTGGCATCGTCTACCTCCAGTTGCTCACGATGGCGTTCGGAACAGTGCGCGCGACCACCTCGGCCGAGCGAGCGAGATCGAGGCGCTTTGACAGTTTCACCTGCGGCACCAGCACAAAAATCGGGATGGTGACATTCTTTCTGAACCGACGTTTAGACGCGGTGAAGCTGAGCGGATCGGACGTCCTGCGCTGCCTGGAGGTTCCATCGTCCACCAGAAGCGGATTGCGGCCGCGACGGTAGACGAACCGCAGACGCCGTCCTGTCCGTTCTTCCCAGATATGTGGCGTTACGCGGGCATTACGCGGCCCGCGCATCCGTTTGGCGATTCGGTCGATCGGGATGGCCAGCCAAAACCCGTCCTTCGAGCGGATCAAGGCGCCACGATCATGCGCCCCGACGATTTCCGGAGCGTTCGACCAGATGAATGCGGCGGCGTCCATACTGTCTGTTTCTTCCGGATATCGCTTCGCCCTGATCGTATTTGCCAGCCGTCTACCGAGACCGGCGCTTCTGATTTGTCCACGCCAGTCACGTTTTACGGCGCGCCCGGCGCGGTCCATGGTGAGCGAGACAGCCTTTTCGCCCGCCAGAAACTCACGGTGCAGCGCCGCCTGCAGATCCTCTTCGGTGCGAAATGTGATCATCATACCGGTACCAGTTCCGCCGTCCAGATTAGCCGTTCGGCATCGCGCGCAGGCTCGCCCTGCACGGTGTATGATAGGCCGCCAAGATCGATCTTGTCGCCCGGCGCGAGGTTCGGCGCCGCGCTCACGAGCAGGTCGACGATCAGCGTTTCGGAAAACACCCGCGCGCCAGCGAATGTGGTCACGTCGTCCGGCAGGCGGGCGATCACGCGCACGGGCGTGCCAGCGCCGGTACCGCCTGGAAACAGGATGGCGTCCCTGGCCATGATAGGGTTGGAAAAGATCGTGGCCAGGGCACCGGGGAGCGCGGTCACCGTCAGACGGTGCCGTTGAGGCGCACGGTGCCGGTGGTGTCATTCGCACCACCTGCCACCGCAGCCGTGGCCACGCCGATCAGCGTGTTGCCGGTCGCGACAGTGGTGCAGCGATTGTTGGCGGAGTCCCAATAGACCTTCGCGCCGACTGTCCAGGCTTGTGAGCCGACTTTTGGCATGGTGAACACGCCCTTGACCACGATTGCAACCTGGTCGCCAGCAGCTGCATCACTCGATGCAACACCGAACAGAGAACCGACAAGCACGCCGTCACCACTGTTGAGTGCGGCTGGTGCGGAAACGGTGATGTTGTTACCTGCAGAAACGTAGTTTTTCATGAGATTGTCCTTTCATTGGAGGATTCCCGGTGCCCCGTGCGGGGCACCGGTTGCCCGTCATCAGGCACCAGCGTTCTTGAACAGACCGCGCCAGTCGATCGCCTTGGTGGCGAAGTCGTGCCGCGCCTTGATCTCGACGCCATCCACCTCGAAACCAACGCGGGTCTCGGTGTAGACGCCGTCCTGACCGTCGAGGTAGGCGTATTCAACCGTGTCGATCCGCGCGGTGTCGGCGGCCAGGAACCACGGATCCGTGCCGCTTGCCGGGATCAGCCGCGGTTCTTCCACCACCTGCAGACGGTTGGCGAATGTGTTGACGTCCGCCGTCGAATTTGGCGTGGTCGCTGTCACCTGCTTGCGAGCTTCGATGGCGCGGCTGCCAGGCGGCGTGATGATGTAACTCGGCAGCACCGAGATCGGACGCCCCTCAAGCCCCTTCTGCTTGCCGAACAGCTTGTAGGCTTCGCCCAGCGCCGCCTCGGTGATTGCGGACGCGGTGCCCATGTTGCCGTGGTTCGCATGAAACAGCGCTGTGCCGTCGGCCATGGTCGGGTTGCCCGTCAGGATGGCGTATACCAGATCGCTCTCGAGATCGGCAGCCGCAGCGCCGAACGACGCCGGGATGCGGGTCAGCGCATCGATGTCGTCGTTGATGATCGCCTGACGGGTAATCGCCACGATCCTGCCATAGGTGGCCAGGTTATAGGTTTCCTTCCCGTCCGAGATCGCACCGTAGGTGTATTCGGCGTTCTCGGCGATCCAGCGCAGATCCGGCGCGCCGGCGATCTGGGTGCGGTTGACCGGCTTGAAGTCCGAGATCGTCGCGCGGCGCGCCCACATCGCGAAAGTGCGCGGCGTGGCCTCGTAGGCCCGGCGCAGGGTCTTGTTGGCCACATTGGCCAGGATCGCGGGAAAGTCGCTGGTGCTCATGGCCCCGGCGCGGGACTGGAATGCGGCGCTCGCCAGTTCCATCTTGCTCATCCCGCTGGTGCTCACGCCGCCGCGCTCCAGAATGTGGCGCGCCTGCTCGAGCAGCGACATGCCGCGGAACTCGCGGGCATCCGAGGTCATCTCGACATTGCCGGGATCGGCCCGGTGCATGATGGCGGTGGTTGCGGCATCGCGGTAGGCGATCTCCGTTTCTCCGGCGCTCTGCGCCTGTGCCGGCACGGCAGTGCGACCCTCGAACGGATCGCCGTCGGCCAGGTGGTCGAGGATTTCGGCCCGCGCCTCATCCAGCGAGACGCCGCGCTTGATCATGTCCTCGGCCCGGTCGTCGAGACCGTGGCGCTTGCAGAGCGTCAGGATTTCGCTGGCGCGCTGGCGCTCGGCATCGATCGCCGCCGCCGAATTGTCGGTGGCAGGCGCGGTTGCGGACGGCTCGGAACTGCGCACCGCGTCGTTGGTCACGTCGGTCGAGCGCTGCTCGATGGTGTCGGTCGCACGGGTGTTTTCGGCGGCACCGTCTGCCGCCGACTTCTTGATCGGCTTCTTCGCCATGATATGTCCTTTCGGTTGGTCCGCAGCAGCGGTGGTTGAATCGCGCCGGATGATGGCGCATGGGTGGAGCCGTTCCTGCCCGGTTTCGTCCGAGCGGATGGATGCTCCCGGATCGGCGGGCATGGCGACCGCCGAAATCTCGTAGGGTTCCCAATCGACGGCGCGCCACAACTCGCGCTCGCCGTCGCGTTTCTCAATCTCGTATTTGTGTACGCGGTAGCCCACCGAGACCTTGTTCACCGATCCTTCGAGGATGCGGTGAATGACGGATTCCGCGTCAGTGGCCGAGGTCAGCCGGATTGTCGCCCGGCCTTCGCCGCCCTCGATCTTCACGGAGTCCGGCACCACGTTGCCGAGCACGGAATTCAGCGACCATGCCCTGTGCGATTCCAAGAATGGCGCGCAGTCGTTCAGGCGCTCAAGCCGCACGGCGTCTGGCGCGACGATCAGTTCCTCGTCATACTCGACGTATGTGTCCCAGCCTTCCCAGCGCGCCCGGCGCACCGTGGCGCCGGTGGTCCAGACCACGTCGATGGTCCGGTCCTCCTTGTTGATCGCACCGGGCACGACTGTGGCTTCCCGCCCGAGCACGGGCAGGTTCAGCATGTCTTTCGGCATGGTATTCTCCTATTGTTGCGTGTTGTTCTGGCCGTCGCCAGGCTGGGTCGGATCGGTGGCCTGCGCAAGGCCCGCTTTGGTCACAAGACGCGGATCGCTGTCGAACACCAGATCGCGCTCATCGGTCTTGTCGGAGAATGAAGCCCATTCATCGATCACCTCTTCCGGATCGCGGCCACGGCGGGCGATCTGTTCTGGCAGCGTCGAGAATCCCGCGCGCACCTCCAGCATATCCGCCTGCACGTCCTGCAGCGGGTTCACGCTTTCAAAGCGCGGCGGCGTCCATGATGCAGGGATTTCCCGGTCGGCTGGCAGCAGCCCTGCCACCTGCGCCATCTCCACGAACCAGCGCCAGACCTGTTCGCAGAACATCGGAATGACGGTCTGGTTTTGCAGCTGCGTCACCATCCGTCGGAACTCGTTGAGGCCGACGCGCGAGGACGAAAAGTTGGTCTGGCTCAGATCCCCTGTCATCAGCGCATATGGCACCCTGAAACCGGCGGCGATGATGTGCAGCTGCGTCTTGTGCCACTCATAAACGCCGGCGGTGCTGCCAGGCGTGTTGAATTTGATGTCCTTTCCTCCGCGCGCGTAAGCGATCAGACCCGGTTCGAACTGTTCGATCAGATTGCCGTCGGCGTCCTGAACCTGCGGCGCGATGGCCATCTGGTCCTCGTCGTTGCCGAACACGATGCCGACCATACAGGCTTCAGTCTTCTTGCGCACGAGCTCTGCGCGCTGCCAGTCGCCGACGTCGCGGATCGCCGACATGGCCGGAGTACCCCACGGCACGCCCCTGTTCTGCACCCGTTGGCGCTCGAACAGATGCGCCACCTTCTCCGCCGGCACCCGAACCGGTTTCAATGCTGCGGACGAGTGGGAATCTCCAGGATGGTTGCGATACATCCAATATGCCACACGCCGACCGAAGCGGTCATATTCGATACCCTGGACGACGCGGTTCGCCGCACCTACCGGCCCGAGCCGTTCCTCGGCCAGATGATCGGCCTCGCGCAGTTCGATCTTGAGCGGCACGCCTGCTGGCAGATCGTTGCCGTTCTTGCGCAGAACCCGTTTTATGGAGAACACCTCGCCGCCCTCTAGCATCTCGCGCACAGCGAGGGTCAACAGCCCCTGAAACGTGGTGTGCCCGTGCGCGTCCGGCCCCTTGGCCCAGCGCTTCCAGAGCTGGTCGACCTGCTTGTCGAGGCGAGGGTCGCCCGTGTTGGCGCGCGGCACGATGCCCTTGCCGCCGCAGATGTTGTTGACCAGCACCTGCACGGCCTGGGCGGCGATGGCGTTGTTGCGCACCAGATCGCGCATGCGGTTGCGCAGAAGCGCGCCGGCCACGGAGATTTCGGCGTCGGCCGAGGTGGCCCCTGTCGTCCAACCGTCTGTTCCGCGCCCGCGCGCCGCTCCATCGTAGCCACGCCTCAGATTGTCGATCGAGACGCGGGCGGCATAGCGTTTCGCCGCCGTGCGCGGAGCCACCGCCGAAAGCGCCGCGTCGAACAGCGTCCAACGCACCTGCGGTGCCTGTGGCTTCCTGGTGCTCATGTCGGCCTCCGGAATAACGCGAACCCGGCCACCGGCTGCTTCTTTCCGGACGCTGCCGCCATTTCGCCCTCGATCACCCGGATGCGACGCAGCAGATCGTCGGCGCTGCCGTATTCCACGGTCTTGCCCTCATAAGTCAGCCGCAGGATGCCCTGGGCGTAGGCCGCCTTCAGGGCGTCGAGCTCGGTTTGCGAATATGCCATCTAGAACCAGTTTCCTCGTCGTTTAGTACCCAGCCAGTCTGAGCGCCGGCGCGGCGTGGTTTTCTGTTGCACGCGCCCCGGCATCCCGGCCGGCGCGCTCTCTTCCTTGTCGGGCGCAAGCTGCGCCTCCAGTTCCTCCCACCGCCGGTCGTCCCAGCGGTCAATCCCCATGAGCCATGCGGCGGCGCGGGCGTAGACACGGCAATCCAGCGCCTCGTTACGATCCCGCGTCTTCTGCCATTCCAGCTTCTGATAGCCATGCCTGGTCTTGATCACCACCAGCTGCTCTGCGGTCAGCTGCTTGAACCATTCGGCTGGTGTCCCCTTGGCGATGTGCACGTAGCCTGCTGGCCAGCCGGAGCCTTCCGCCAGTTCTTCCTCTGTCGGCTTCGGTAGACGTAGAAAGCGGTATGTCTCGCTCTTGAAAACCGCGCCAGCGACCTTCCAGAGCTGTAATCCACGCTTGAGCTTGCGCCCTGCCGCCGTAACCTCGACGTAGGACGGCCCGTCGACCGGGGTGGATCGGTCGAATCCTCCCACGCCCTTGACTGCAATCACCTGACCACGTCCGGCCGCCCTGACCCATGAATAGACCGAACCTGTGGTCACGCCGTCGCCGGTGTCGATTGCCAGCCGTGCCAGCGCCATCTGCTGGCCGCTCGCATGTTCCCATGTCGTGCCTAGAAACTCTGTCATTTCCCGCCACACGGCCTCCTGCGCCGTGTCGCCGTCGAGAACAACGTGATCGATCAGCCAGCTTTCGTTGCCGCGGCCCCAGCCCCAGACATCAATTTCCAGGCGGTCGCGCTGCACGTCAGCGCCGGCTGTCAGCACCAGCGCGCCATCCGGCACCGTGCCGAGCTTCCAGTCATCGCGCCGCTCGTAGAGCCGTTCCCAATCCGGCGCTTCGCCCTTTTCCTGCCAGGTTTCGCCCAGGATCGTGTTCTTGACCGTCTTGAGCGCCGCGTCGTTGCCGACCGCCTCTTCCCATTTACGGGCGATCTCGGCCCAGCTGAGCCATCCAAGCGGCGAATAAAGACCGTTGATGTGATAGCCGACGATGCCGGCGGATTCGGCGCGTTCGCGCGTCTCGTCGTCCGCCGTCGCCATCCAGCATGCGCCGTTTTCCTCTGCCATCATCTGCGACTTGAAACGCTCGTCTATCGGCTCTTCGCAGTGCTCGCAGATGTAGCGCGCGGTCTCCGGCAGGCCATTTTCCCAGCGCAGGCGTTCGAACTGCAGCCATTGCAGGGCTCCGCAATGCGGGCATGGCACATGGTAGCGGCGTTGATCGCTCAATTCATACTCCCGCTCGACGCGGCTGGCGCCGGTGATCGTGGGCGTGGACGCCAGAAACAGCTTGGCCCGGTGCCCGAAACTGGCGCAGCGCGCCTCGGCCAGCGCGATCGGATCGCCTTCACCGTCCACGTCTACCGGATAGGCGTCGACTTCATCCAGAAACACCCATCGCGCCGGCATCGAGCGCATGCCCACCGCGCTTAACGCCCCGGTCAGCACCAGCTGGCCGCCAGGAAACCGTTTGGACAGGATCGTGTTGCCGCTGTCCTTCGAGCGCGACGGCGAGATGCGCTCGCGCAACTCTGGGCTTTCCTCGATCAGCGGCGCGATCCGCTGCTGCGACAGGCGCTTGGCAGTTTCCACCGTCGGCTGCACCATCAGGAACGGTCCAGGTGCTCTGTGAATGCAGTATCCAAGCCAGTTGTTGCCTGCCTCGGTTGCGCCCACCTGCGCCGCCTTCATGAAAACGATGCGCCGCGCCGGGTCGCTCGGGCTTAGTGCATCCATGATCTCGCGCATGTATGGTGTTCGCGCTGTGCGGTATGGCCCGGCCTCTGATGCCGCCCGCGACGAAAGAATCCGGTGCCGGTCGGACCATTCAGAAACGGTCAGCGCCGGGTCCGGGGCCAGCCCCGCGAGCCAGGCGCGGCGGATGTCCTCGGCACCGTCGAAGTCAGCGAGCGTCATGATCTTCCAACATCGCCGCTGCCGAATTGACCATTTGCGGGATCGACATGAAATCGATTTGTTTCTTCTGTTCCGGCGTCAGTTGCAGTTCCCACCAGCGCAGAAGCTGGTATCTCTCTGCGGCGAACCACCTTCCGTGAAAATTGTAGTGCGGATACGGCAGCGGTATGTTTTCAACGTCCATCTCAGCGCAGTTCAATCTCGATCTCCGACAGTTCTGCCAGCTGCTTTCGCAGGTGACGTTCCAGCACCTGTTCCATGGTGTGTGCGTCCACGCCGAGATCGGCCGCCATGTCGGCAGCGGCCCGCGGTGGCCAGTTTTGCCAGGCGTCCCGTTCGCGCCGTGCCAAATCGAACACCATGGCCGTGGCCTTCTCGCGATCCACCAGCTCGCCCTTCATCTTGGCGAGCTTCACCTTGGAGGTCTGTGCCTTCAGCACCTCGTTTGCCATGCGGGCGCGCAGGAACGATACCTCGCCGTCGCCTGGTGGCGTATCGCCAATGGTCTCGTCCACCGCGCGGAGCGCCGCCTTAGGCACAGGCTTTGTCTTCACGCGCGTCTTTGCACCCATCGCCTTTTTTGCATGCTCGCCGCGTTGTTTTGCAGGGTCTGTTTGAGCGGCCCATTCCATGTCGGCCTTCTCCGGATCGATCGTGCCGTCTGGCTCTGTCGTAATGCGTCCGGAGGTGATGGCTTTGCGCACCGCTGTGTGGCTCACACCACGGTGGCGAGCATATGCGCGGATTGATATGCCCATCAGATATTCCTCACTCGGATGTGCTCGAACAGCCGCCGGAGCGTGTATGAGCGGATAAGCGACACCAAAGTGAAGATGCCTCCCAGCGCCAGATGCCGTGTCGGACCGATCTCGATTCCGAACAGCGGGAATACCATAACCTGCGTTCCGAGCGCCACACCGAAGCCGATGGCGACATTCGCAACCGCCTCGACCATGGACATACGACGGCTTTGCTTCACTCCATTCTCCCGATTATTCCATGCTCCAGATAGAGATCATAAAGCAATGATATTACACGTTATTTTGATGATAACCGCCTCCTGACGATCAATTGTAATCGCAGGAATCGATCGCATTGCCATGCCGCTGCCCGACCGTCTGCGTGGCGGGGCCGCCAACAAGGTGATCGTGCCGCTGATCCAGAAGGGTTTTCTGGACGAGGTCGAAGCCGACATCCGCAAGAATGAGCCCACTTGGCGCAAGACCGGCGATGGCCACGGCACCACGCTGGTCATACCGATGCTGGGCTCGAGGCCATCGGGATCGATGCCGACAGCGCGCCACAGTCGCCCGACGTGGCCGATGAAACAACCAGCGCGGCCACCAACACCGAAGCCGCCAAAGATGCGCCAGTGTGCAGCGCTCCGCGCGCCGGAACCAAGCTGGCCATGCTGGTCGACATGCTGCGCGACGAACTGGCTGCCGCCCTCGAATGGCGGCGCCACACGGTGCGCGGCGCCCTCGCGGGCGCCGTCCGCAAACGGCTGGGCCTGAATGTGATCGCCCGCGTCATTGACGGGCGCGGTCGTGTGTACTCGATCGAGTAGCTACGCCGCCTCCCGCTCGTCCGCGATCTCGTCAAACGAACGGCCATCCCCTTCAAGGGTGGCCGTTTCGCCTGTCAGCTCCTGCCATCGCTCCACCGCCACATCGACGTAGGCCGGATTCAGCTCGATGCCAAAACACACCCGCCCTGTCGTTTCCGCCGCGATCAGCGTGGTGCCGGATCCCATGAACGGCTCGTAGACCGCCTGACCGGGGCTGGAATTGTTCATGATCGGGCGGCGCATGCATTCCACCGGCTTCTGCGTCCCGTGGACCGTTTCCGCGTCCTGATCCTTGTTGGCGATCTGCCACAGCGTGGTCTGCTTGCGATCCCCGACCCAATGGCCCTTGCCGGTTTTCTTGACGGCATACCAGCACGGCTCGTGCTGCCAGTGGTAATCGCCGCGGCTCAGCACCAGCCGATCTTTTGCCCAAATGATCTGCGAGCGGATCGTGAACCCGCTGGCGATCAGGCTTTCGGCGACGGTCGTCGCATGAAGCGCGCCGTGCCAGACATAGGCCACGTCCCCCGGAAACAACGCCCAAGCCTCGCGCCAATCCGCGCGATCGTCATTCAGCACCTTGCCGGTGCGTTTGGTTTTTGCCGCACCTGCCTGGTTGCGCCATGAAGGATCGTACTCCACGCCATATGGCGGATCGGTGACCATCAGCAGCGGCTTCACCGTCCCGAGCAGTCGTTCCACATCCGTGGCGACGGTGCTGTTGCCGCACAGCAGGCGGTGATTGCCGAGGATCCACAGATCGCCAGGTTGGCTTACGGGATCCTCCGGCGTCTCCGGCACGTCGTCTTCACCATCGACCGCGCCTTCAGGCCCACCGTCCAACTCGCCAAGCAGGTCGTCCAGTTCCTCGTCAGAGAACCCGATCAGGTCGATGTCGAATTCCAGCTCCTGCAACGCCTCGATCTCGAGGCGCAGCATTTCCTCGTCCCAGCCGGCATTCTCGGCGATCTTGTTGTCGGCGATCACGAGCGCGCGGCGCTGGGCGTCTGTCAGATGATCCAGCGTAATCACTGGCACCTTCTCGAGCCCCAGGCGCTGGGCCGCCAACAGCCGACCGTGGCCGGCGATGATCACGCCCTCGCCGTCTGCCAGGATCGGATTGGTAAAACCGAATTCCTCGATCGAGGCGGCGATTTGGGCGATCTGCTCGTCCGAGTGCGTCCTGGCGTTACCTGAATACGGTTCCAGCTTCGCCGGTGGCGTCATCTTGATTTTCAAGAATGTTCTCTCTTGTTGCTGACTTTGACCATTTTTCCGACTTCGGTAAAATGGTTGCTCGGGCCGGATTCGAACCGGCGACCTCCTGGTTATGAACCAGGCGAGCTGACCTCTGCTCCACCGAGACTCAAGAAATGTGCTGTGCGATGCTCACATGTGGAAACCGGGCACCCAAACGGTGGGAACCCAGAAAAAATCCTTTGTCGCTAGAGGCTTAATGCGCCCAGCCCCCCCGCATACGTGTCACGCCCACGGAGGAACCAATGCAGGGGGGGGTGGGCAAGCCTCTGCGATCCTATCTGTTTTATGCTATGAAACGCCCAGAAATGTCGCGCCAAAAGTTCAACGGTTTCATCCGGTTTCACCACAGTTTCATCCGGTTTCACCACGACGAACTGAATGATTTTCTTTGCCAATCAGATGTTTAGCGTTTCCTGTCTTTTTGTGGTTTTTTTCGACTTTTTTCCGGTCTTTCCTGCTTTGGCCCGTGATTTGCGCCCGTTCCGCCGGTTCGTGACGGTCTGCAGCGCCGCAACCCAGCGCCGCCACGCAGTCTGCCTGACCAGCCCAACGTGAACGCACACGTGCCGCCAACGATGTCCTTCGGCACGCATCCAGATAATCTTGGCGTCAACAGAATCAACGAGAGCGAGCCATCCGATGCACTCTTCCATGCGCGCGATCTCTGCCGCCGACGGCACGATCTTCATGGTCGCATCATGGTATCCGTAAGCATGCCTAGCATCGCGGATGTACTCCGGCCAGCTCGAGCCATAGCCCTTCGGGCCGGAGCCTGGCGGGTCGGGAAGGCGGCGCAGGGTGCGAGCCGCCTCCTCGAAGCGATCCTCGATCTCGCGAAGCGTCATCTGTTTCGTCATTCCTGTTGCCCCCGTTGTTTATTCATTTCACGACCCGAACATTCGCGGCCTCGCGCTTCATCCGCTCCGCCAGCTCCTGCTCGTAGAATTGGGCGATGGTGATCGTTTTCGGCCACCCTCCGAAGTTACCGGAGCCACTCGACCGCCGTCGCGCCGGCAACCTGAGCTGACGGCGTCTCGTGGTGATTGCCGCCCTTCCGCAATACCCGAACGCTTCAGCCATCTCAGAAGTTGATACGCCGGCCAACCACATTCTCGTGAACGTCTTGTCATCGACGAACTTGATCCTGTTCTTCGCGCGGCTCGGCAGGCCGAGGCTTTTTGCCTTGTAACTGAGAGCCTGCCGTGTGACGCCGAGGCGGGTGGCAATGACTTCAGTAGGAATATCATGCCGCATCCAGACCGGTTCCAGCACCTCGCGGGTGATATTCGCGAGCGGGCGTGTCATTCACCCATCTCAATAATCTGCCCGCGAGGACCGACACAGGCCATACCGATTTTCCCATGATATCGTTCCATCAGATTGAGCGTAGCGAGGCACTGTTCCTTTGGCATTTGCTCAAACTCAATCGAGTATGACGATAAATTTGGCGTCAGAATGATCAGGATCCATAGTCCGTTCATACTTCAATTACCTCCACACCTTGGGCAGCCGCCACCGCCCGGCGCACCTCGTAGTCGCGGGTCGGCACGCCCTTGGCGTCCTCGTAGATCGTCCGACCTGTCGCCAAGTCTGTATAGGCGAAATCCATGGTCAGCCGCATGCGCCGCCCTGTGCGCGTCAGCAGCGGGCCATCGCGACCTTCCAGTTCCAGCACCACCTGCCGGCGCAGATCGGCGATCTCGCCCGCCCGCTCCAGCAGGCAGAGCTCTGCCCAACGCTTCGCCTCGCGCTTGGAGTCGAACGGGATCCCATCCAGCTCTGTGCGCTTTGCGGCGTACTTGTTCCGACGTTTCCGGATCATGCGAAGCACTCCCCGCCGTCGGCCTGACACAGCGCGTCCTCGGTTCTCAGCGCCCAATCGCCCTGTCGCGCCATGAAGTCGCGCATTTCGGCGCGCGTGTATCGTTTCGACCAATGCGCCGCCGATCTGGCGGACAGGTTGGACGCCAGCGCCTCCATCCGTTCCCACCAGGCCGCGCGATCAGGAAACTCGCGTGTGAAAGCGGCGATATTGGCCTCGCTTTTGAGGAAGCACCCGTCGCAGTTGCCAAGCCAGCACCGGCCGCCCACATTCGGCAGATGCAGGTCGAACGGCTGCCGGTGCCAGAAGGCGACAACATCGTGCCGGGACACGCCAGCATCGGCGAGCGGGGTCCAGACAGTCCAGCGATCTCTGGGGGCGGGCTTGTTCAGGCGGTCTGGCTCATCGGCACGCAAGCCGACGCAGTTGGTCCAATGGTCCCAGCCCAGACTGCGGAGGTAGCGCTTTGCGGTCCTGACCTTCAGTTCCGTGGTGCAGAACCGCGCCTGCTGATTCGGCAGGTAGCGGCGCTTGCGGATCAGCGCCTCGAACGGCGCGCCATCCCGCGCCGCGCTATTGTGGCTGACGATCTCGAAGAATGGCGTGTCGGGTCGGTATTCTAGCCACACGATCCGCACCGCCCAGCGCCGACTGACCTCGGCCACGAAATCGAGTGTCTGCGGCATTTCCCGGCCGGTGTTCTGGAACGTGACCTGCACGCGATCCGGCAGGGGTCCGTTGGCCTCGAGTATCTGGTGCAGCATGAAGGCGGAGGTGCGACCGCCGGAAAAGGCGATCTGCACATTGCCGTCAGGCAAGGCGTATGGCGATGTCGATCCCGGCATGCTCACATCCCCATTGCTTCGCGGTACATTTCCAGCACTGCCTGTTCCTCAGCCAGATCGTCCTTGTCGCGCTTGCGCTCCCTGATGATTATGCGCAGCACCTTGGTGTCGTATCCGCGCCACTTGGCCTCGGCCATCACCTCCTTCTGCTGGTCCGCGATATCCTTCTTCTCGGCGTCCAGGCGCTCAAAGCGCTCGACGAACTGGCGCAGTTCGGCAGCGCTCACGCGATACGCTTTTTCGCTCGCCGCATCGAAATCTGGATCGCTTTTCATCGGCACCCGGCCTCCAGAATTCGCCGCGCGCTTGAGATCGTCGAGCGTGAATGGTTCTGTCTCCCTACCATCAGGCGCTATGATCGTCATCGTCGTTTCATCCATTGCCATTTCTCCCTTCGAGTTCAGCCAGCCACTTCTCCACGGACGCGCGGCGGTACATCACGCGCCGCCCGATCTTCACCGCCGGCGGGCCAGTCCCATCTGCCGCCCAGCGCGCCAGGGTGTCCGGCGTCACGTCGAGCTCGCGCGCCAGTTCGGCCCGCGCGATCCAATCGGACAATATCGGCTTTCTCGCAGGCTTGGGCTTTGTTGGGGTCGGAACGACGCGAGGATAGGTCTTGGCGTTCATGGGCTCAGCCCCACCGCTTCGCATTCGTCGCGGGTGACCAGCCCCAAGCGCACCAGCTCGCGGGCACGGGCATCGGAAACATGTGTGGCGACCCAGTGCTTCCCGGCCCGGATGCTTTCGGCAATCGACTTCGCAACGTCCGCCTCCGTGGCCTTGGGTTTCGGAATGTGC